CGCTGCGAGCCGGCCATCATTGAAAACAAGGTGGAACCCGTCTACGTCCGTGTAGGATTTGTACCGGATTTGCCAAAGTTTGGTGGCCTCGGAAACTTTCGTGCAGTGGCGGAGAAGCGCACGTGGGACGCAGCCATGTGGTGTTCCAAGTGTCAAGTGAGCTTCAACGGCCAAATTTTGGATGTAAATTCCCTCGAAGAGTATGCCCGTATGCACGTGGGCGATGTGCCCTTGGCCAAGATGCACACTGAAAGCGCCCGAGGCGCGTCGGAGCAGAGCTCCTCATTCGACATCATCGTGGCTCACTCCACCTCTGGGGCGTTCCAACAGTGTTCTTGGGTCAATGGCATCTCCACAACAAAGGGTGGGACCCACGTAGACAAGGTCACCAAGGCTTTGTGCGACGCCATTGCGGCTGACAAGCGCGTGACTGTCAAGCCGGCTCAGATCAAGGCGGCGCTCTTTGTGTTTGTTCGGGCCGTCATTGTCAACCCCACCTTTTCTAGTCAGACAAAATCTGAATGCACTTCAAAGATTCAGGAGGCCATTGATTTGAAACCAAAATTCGTCAAGGATGTCTTGGCTTCGGGCGTCATGGATGACCTTCTCGCTCTCAGCCTCGTCAAGGTTGAAAAGGAACTCAAGAAGACAGACGGGTCCAAAAAGTCGCGTATTACGGGCATTCCGAAGCTCGACGACGCCAACTGGGCCGGGGGGCCACGTAGTTCTCAGTGCACGCTTATCGTGACGGAGGGTGACTCGGCGAAAGCTCTTGCCATTGCCGGACTGAGCGTTGTGGGCCGCGACAAGTTCGGCGTGTTCCCACTCCGGGGCAAGCCTCGCAACGTACGGGATGCCACGGTAAAACAGGTGACTGAAAATGAGGAATTTTCCAACCTGAAGAAGATTCTCGGGCTCCAGCATGGCAAAATCTATAATTCTGTGAGAGAATTGCGGTACGGTCGTTTGATGATCATGACCGACGCGGACCTGGACGGGTCCCATATCAAAGGATTATTGGTAAATATGTTCCACGTGTATTGGCCTCAATTGATTGAGCTTGGATTCATCGTGAGCATGGTCACACCTGTCATCAAGGCGGGGAAGGTGTGGTATTTCACAGAAGAGGAGTTCAGGACTGCGCAGCAGTCCGCCGCCGGAGGCCGCCCACAGTTCCCTTCGGGAACTGGCGTCAAGTACTACAAGGGTCTAGGCACCTCCACGTCAGCAGAGGCCAAAGAGTACTTCAAGCAGATTGAGCGGCTTACGGTCACCTTCAATTCCGATCCAAATATGAACGAGTCCATGACCCTCGCATTTTCCAAAGCCCAATCTGATGACCGCAAAGGGTGGTTGACGAAGCACATGGCCAACCCACCACCGGGTATTCCCTATGGTCACGTCAAGGTTCTACCCGTCACGGAGTTTGTCCACCGCGACCTCGCCAACTTTAGCGCCGAGGACATTAAGCGTTCGATTCCACACGTCGCAGATGGCCTCAAACCGAGTCAGCGAAAAGTCATTTACGCTTGTCTCAAGAAGAACCTGACGTCAGACATGAAGGTGGCTCAGCTGGCTGGATACATTGCAGAGCAGACGGCGTACCATCACGGTGAAGCGAGTCTCCAGGGTACCATCGTAAATTTGGCCCAAAATTTCGTGGGCGCCAACAATCTCAACCTCCTCGAGCCCTCTGGTCAGTTTGGGACGCGCCTGGCGGGTGGTAAGGATGCCGCGAGTTCCAGGTACATCTTCACGCGTCTGAACCCCGTCACGAAACGCATCTTTGATCCTGCGGACAATTCTGTCCTAAAATACCTGACGGATGATGGACAACAGGTGGAACCCGAGTTTTACGCCCCCGTTGTGCCCATGATTCTGGTCAATGGCGCGGAAGGTATCGGCACGGGCTTCAGTTGCTACGTCCCTCCTTATGATCTGGAGGTTATCAAGCACAACATCCTGTGTCTTTTGGACCAAGTCCCCTTGGCTCCTATGGTCCCACACTTCAAGGGGTTCAAGGGCAAGGTGACCAAGACGAAGGATCACACGTGGGTCCTCGAGGGCATCGCGACGCAGGAGGGCAGCCAGATTCACGTGACTGAGTTGCCACCGGGCAAGTGGATCCAGGATTTCAAGGAACACCTGGACGACCTTTTGGAAAAGGGCACCATCCAAAAGTTTGAAAATCACTCGACCGAAACGACACCCGACTTTCGCATCTGGGCGGGCAGCAGTCTGGAAGACGTTGCCCTGGGCTTGACCAAGACGATTCACACGAGCAACATGTACCTGATTGGACCCAACGGGGCGGTCAAAAAGTACGCGAGCCCAGAGGAGATTCTCGTGGACTATCTGGAGGTTCGACTTGGGGTGTACAAAAAGCGCAAAGCCTGGCAGCTCAAGCAATTGGATCTGGAAATTAATTGGCTCTCAGAAAAGGCTCGTTTCATCCGAGACGTGGCTGTGACTCCACGTATCCACGTGTTCAACGTCCCCTTGGCACAGATTCATCAGCAGCTTACTCGGGAAAAGTACGACGAGAGTCTGTGGCCCAAGCTCCTGGACATCAAGACGTATCAGTACACAAAGGAGGAGGTGACCAAGCTCGAAGCGCTCTGTGCCTCCAAACGTCAAGAACACGCCACCCTGAAGGCGACGAGTGTGGTACAGATGTGGAAAAATAACCTCCGTGAAATCTAGAGATGGCCAACGAGGCCCTTGAGCTCGAGCGCAAGGTTATACCACCGGTACTGGATTTCTTCAAGAATAAGGTGCCCCGTTTTTTTCAAAAAGACGTCCCAAAACTTTTCAAACCGGCCGGTGACCAGCCCCCAGTTGCTGCTGCTCCAGCTCCGGCCCCGGCCCCGACTCCACCAGCACCCGTTCTGAGCCCTATCGAAGTCAACGGCTTTTACGTATTGTCAGGTAACAATTACGTGACGTTCTATGTCACGACACTCAACCAGAATAGGCAGTACATAAAGGATGGCTGGACGGCTTCTGGAATAACAGGCCTTGGTGGTCAACTCATGGTCCTAAGCGACGGTGCCGATTTCAACCTAGACCTTGGGGGGCGTTCAGCTCCAATTTCAGGGGGCGGTTCCGAGTCTTACATTTGGTCTTTTCGGATCCAATCCGATACCGAGCAGTCTGTAGCGCCTTATCAAACTGTCACGGGCGCAGTTCTTTATCCACCCGGTCAGATTGATTACACGTCCATGAAACGTCAGAGCCCCGTCACAGGGAATTACACAGTCTCACAGAACATTCTTCAGTTTAATTTTACAGAGGCGGCTCCAGTTGGATTTGGACCCGGTTGGACCGTCGAAAACCTCAAGGGCTACGACGCCGTCAAGTTCAGGGTCGTATCATACACCGACGAATCTCGCTACGTGAATCGGCCACGGACATTTTCACAGGGTAAATTCGTCACGGGAGGTGACACCACCGTCCTTCAGGTGATTAGTTTCGCCATCCTAGCCCCTCTTGATCCGTCTGTGGTACCTGAAAACGTCCTTCGACCCGTGAGCACCACCGGTCTTGTCAAAGAACCAGGCTTTATGAGCACCTTTGTTCCCGCCCGGTTTACAAACTTTGAAACAGCTCCGGCGACCCAGAAATTCAACATCGAAATTAATGATGGCATCAAGGGTGGCACATCGACGTTTCAGCTCCGGGACCTGAATACCGGTTTTAGATACGAAGACCCCGAAAAAGGGCCCTTTGAGGACATCAAAGGCCGTGGATTCAGTTCGGGTTCCGTGTTGGCCCTCAACGCCATAGGCCCCCAAGAAGATCACTTGCTCCTCGAAGATTTCAACAAGTCTCAGTGGAGTCCCGAATTCAAGAGGTATACAAACTCCGTGATGTACCAGCGCGTCATCCCGTTTCCTCCCCCCAACCCCTCCTACCAAGGCAGAGTGATTCAGCTTGAGCTCCTACCAACCGAGCTCGGTCATCTCCTGTCCAACATGTACCTCAAGGTGACGATGCCTGCTTTGCCCGCGGGTTCCCAATATTCAGCTCAATTAGGCCGGGCCCTGATAAAGCAGGTGGATCTGCTTGTCAACGAAACGGTCATTGAGACTTTGTATGATGATTGGTACATTATCCGTGATCAGATATTCCTGGATGCCGACGAGCAAACTGGCATGTTTCAGGCTGTCGGTGGTTCCAGCGTCAACTCCCAAGTCTCGACGGACTACATCATCCCTCTCGAATTCTTTTTTTGTAGACGCAAATCCCATAACGACCAGGATGACGAGCGTTTGCGCCGCCCCTACTTTCCTCTGTGTGCGATGTGGAACCAGCGTCTGTACGTGCGTTTCACCTTCCAGCCAAACACGTGGTGGTGTAACGTCGCAGCGCCTCACACGACCGACTTGGTCCTGCCCAAGCTCGTGACTGAAGAAATTTTGCTCGAAAATGCAGAAAAATTGTACTATACCAACACGCCTCTCAAGTACATTGTGAATCGCGTCAAGAAAGAGTCGACCCTGACCTTTTCGGCCGGTAACCCACAACTCCAACTCACCGCCTCCTTTCCCGTTCAGACCCTCGCGTGGTTTTTTAGAAACAAAAACTACGAGGACGTGACGACGGGTCTTTATTCAGACTCACGGTACAACTACGGGTACACGACCCAGTACATTCAGACGGGCGTGCAGCTCAACTTTCCTTCGGGTGTGTCCAACTATGTGGATGTGATTGACACTGCCAAGATTACACTCAACAATGTGGACATTTTGAGCACGTTCCAAGGGTCGCTGTATTACACATTCAAGCAGCCTTTGGAGCATGGACTTTCCATACCTTCCAAGAGTATTTATAGTTATTCATTCGGTCTCACCCCCAAAGAGTACAATCAGGGTGGCTACCTCAATTTTTCAAAGTTAAATTCACAGACGACGACGCTGACGCTGGTTTTCAACCCGAGCTACGCGTCCCAGATTACACAGGGATACAATTTGTACATGTTTTACTATGGGTACACGCTTCTGGAGTTCCAGGGAGGCTTTGCTCGTCTTCCCTATGTTTAAGGTATTCGATGATGCCGTTCTGGATACACCACTTTAGAAAATTGAGCTGTGCACACGTCGTCGTAAATCCCTGAAACTCGACACGCTCCGTTCGGCAAAAAGGGTCAAAGAGCTTCTTGCTGTACCCATCCAGACTCGACTTGTATGCCACGTGGACCGTAAACATCTTCCCCGTGGGCGTCGTGTACGTCACGTGGTTCGCCTTGGCATAGTTGGTCACGAACCACTCGAGTTTGCGAAGGGATATACCCTTGCGGTGCCCCAGAATATCGTGAAGCTTTTCGCGATTCTCTGGAACATCAAAAAATTTAGAGAGGCTTGTCAGAAGAATCTCCGACTTGCTCATTGACGATTTTAGGAGTAAATTCTCTAACTAGGCTTCCCAGGGCGCCTTGACCCTCTCGACCAGTTTCGGTTGGGGCTTGGGAACCTGACACTGGTGAAACCCACAGTACCCGTTTTCCATGGGCTGCTTCAGACATCGTCTTTTGCTCTTTAGAATTCCTTTACAAAATACACACTCGATTGCCGACGTGTCTTTTATGAGTTGTTCCATGGGCAACTGGTACGTCCGGGCCACGAAATCGAGTACGACGGACATTCTGAGTCCGACCCTCCGTGAAACCTCCTCTTCTATGAGCTGGAGAATCTGTTGTTCCATGTGCTTGGTGTTTCAGCGCGTGATGGGTTTATGTAGCCTTTTTGGCAAACATGGACAGGAACGCCTTTCGGGCCGCCACCTCCGACGTGCTCTCCGTCTTGGCCATGAATTTCTTGTCAAAAATAACATCAGCACTCACGAGCGGCTCTAAAAGGTCCTGTACCGGCTTTTTGAACTGGTTCGTGAAATAGTACTGGAAATCAAGCGGTACGTTCTTCTCCTTGACCCATGCCGGGTCCTCCGCCTTTTCAAACATCTTTCCATTCTTAGGCCCCTCGACAATCACGAAACTGGACACGGTCTCCTTGTTGAGGTTCGGAGCCCGGCGCACGAGCACGGATCTTGTCCCGAACACTCAACATGAGGCATCGGCACCTTGTAATCCGACGCCAACTGCTTACTCATCAAGAGTTTCTCCATCGACACCTCGCCATTCGTAAGAGTCTTGGATGCTTGCTTTGCAAATTCCACCGGTGGGCGTGGATCGTCACACTCAAGAATCAGCCCCAGAAGCGTCTTGAGCGTCTCACGGACGTACGGACAGCTGTCACGTCGGACCACCTGCAGGCCCTTCACGTCAATCTTTTTGAAGGCGACTAGCCGGGTTCCATCCTCCTTCAGTACGGGCGTCCCATCCTTGTTCGACTTGCCCTCGTACATCTTGGCCGCGTA